ATCCATGAATCCTTCGTAGTTCCATTCCATAGGGATGAAAAGAGAGTAGAGGCCAGAACTTGTTTGTCCGTTTCTATTTCTTTTTGTAACGTCTGAATTTGTATAAAGTTTTTTGAAATTTGCTCCACCTTTATCTAATGCGTTTGAAGTTGAGCCCATCATACATTTCCCTACGATTTTACGACCTAGTCTTAATGTAGTTTTAGTAACTCTCCAGTTGTTTAATATATTATCAGGTCTTTCCCATTTACCACTTTCATCGTGAGCTAATAATTTTAGCTTTTCACCATCATAAGAGTTATCTCCTGTATTTTTCCAATCAATAGTTGTGTCTAAACCTTGTAATTCTTTTAATTTGACGTTGTCATCTAATTTACGTCTAGTAAGTTTTGAAGCTGGGACTCTATACGCCAGTTCGGTTTTAGGACGATCCATACCATCTTGGATCGGTTTGAAGAAAAACGGATAGTTAACGGATATCGGGACAACTTTATCTGTGAACATTTTTTTAGCATCTGCTCCAGTCTTTGAAAGGATACCGAATCTGGCATCTGAAGATATGGTTGCTTGATTAACGAGTTCTGCTGAGGACATAAAAGAAAATCCAGATCGTCTGTTTTTAAGATAGCACATCCCATAACATCTATTATCTGCTTTGCATGCCTCCCAAAATATAAAGAAGAGTCTATTTGCTTCTCTGTAATCGGGCGCACCAACGTCAATTTTTGACCATTGCAAGTACATGTAATGAGTACCAGTAATATATACAGGACTGCCACCATTGAAGAAATGAAAACCTTCTTCTCTACGCTTAAATTCTTCATCGATATATTCATACCATTTTTCTTTAAAATCTGAAGGATACTCATCCCAGTCAAATCTACTTTTTATTCTTTGCAGTTCTTTTGGATATTCAAATTTTTCCCAGTATTGTTCCTTTTTAACTTGGCTTCGTTTATAAGGTTCATCTTCTGCTGGTAATGCAATGCGCAAGTTTTGTATTTCAATAATCTGTCCAATTTTACCAGTTTTACTTATACATACAAAATCATATTCTGGATTGTATCCATATTTCCACTTATTACCTTTATTTTGTTTTTGTAAAATTTTAGGATTAACAATGTTTTTTATTTCTTTCCAGAGTGTTTGTTTATAAGTCATTTGCTTCTCCTTTCTGCAAATCCTTTAAAAACTTTTTCTTCTTTTACTTCTTTAGGTTTTTCAGATAAAAGATCTTCTTCTTCTTGAATTCTATGTAAAATTTCAAATGCATCAAAAATAGCTAGCTTTTTAGTCGCAGCCGCGTTCTTTAGTCGGTCCGCAGTCACATCCTCCCCCGTATCCACAATCGGTTCCTTCGCTACTTTTATTAACTCTTTCACTGCTAGTTGCCCAGCTTGGATTATACTCTTTTTCGTGTCCTTTACGTTCATGTTTAATTAGGATATCTTTTGATTTCATACAATATAATAACTCGTTATCTATAACAAATTCCCATTGTCTATCATTAGGAAAACTAACTAAATCTTCTTTACTAACACTTAAGTTATTTAATTGGTTATTGTCATATTTTAATATACCTAAATTATTAATAACTTTTTGATTTAGTTTAGTAGAAACAAGAGGTTTTACGAAACACCTATCTAAAAATGCTTTTTTTACTCCTTTTCTTTCGTATAAATATATTTGATCAGGTGAACAAAAATAAAGATTATTTTTAAAATAAGATCTACTATTCTGCTGTTTACCTTTCATGTTGTAGAATTTTCTAAACACATTATGATGAATATAAATAATATCTCCTTTTTTAATTGGAAGATTATAAGCTTTTGGAATACTTATTACTTTAGCTTTTTTATTTATAATTTTAAAAGTTTCTATTTTAGTATTAAGAATTAACTCTTTATCATCAATTTTTATTTTATTATTATATCGTTCACCTACTGGTTCAACTATATAATCATAAATACTATTCATTATAATGTAAGTTGTATTCTACTGCAATAGCCATGTTACAATTAAACTTTTTCCATGGCAGTACATCTTGCCCCTTCTTAATATAAATAGAATATTCTTTGTCTTTTTCATTACTAATTATATCACATATTGTATGACCACCATATACTTCTTGACCCACAGAGTAATGCATAGCATCATTTTTGTAGTCAGAACCTATACTAATTTTTCTTATTACATTAGACATTTTAATCTACTTTAGTTAATTTTTTTTCTTCAATCTCAGTATATTCTCCAGTCTCTACATTTATATTAACTTGTCCATACTCAGCTTCTAAAACAGATTTAAAATCTTCAGTCTCTTTATTTATTTCTCCAAACTCATGTAACAGTCCATGTTTTTGTGCTGACACGTAACCTATTTGATTTAGTAAATTATTTAATTTTGTTTGTTGATCTTGAATTTTTTCTAAATGTTCTTTTGATATTTTATTCATTTGATTAAATTTAATTATTATTTATTTTTTTCTTGGTATAGTGTTGGTATTTGTATTAACTGGCATTAGAATAATACTAATATTTTAGCTTCTGCAACATCCGTGATAGGCTCTGGATCTCCATCACCCGAAACAGCTTGACATACGGTTAAGCATGAAATAGGCATAAACGTTCCCGCAGGTATAGTCCTGTAAGAAGCTTTTTTACCGCTTTCCATAACTACATCTAGTCTGTCTAAATCTCTTCCTATATATAATGAAGCTCCTGGGCCTGGAGTTTCAAACGTACAAGAACCGGGATTTTCTTCGGATCCACAGGTATACTTATACATTGTTTTCTTTAAAAAACCAGTTAATTGATCTATTTGTCCTAACTCACCATTTACATTTTCATCTCCTAAGTTAACACCTGAACCATCGTACGAAGAGCTTCCGTAAAGCGGAGAACCTACGTTTGCGTCAGTCACGTCTTCTATTAACACTTGTTGTGATCCCATATAAGCACTAGTAAATGGACATCCATAATCCCACTCTGCCCAGCTTAAATCTTTTATTCTATATACTGCATCACTGCCGCCTATAGTGGGTGAATTAATACTTACTAAATCTCCTACATTGTAAGCATTACCATTACCACAATCTGGTATTTCAATTTCTTCATCTATTATTACGCCGCTTCCATCTACGCTTCCGACAGTTACATTTAAACCATTTCCAGCGTTACTAGTTGTAATTGGTGTAGATAACCAAGTGACATAATCTCCAGCTACAAAACCAGATCCGCCATCAATAAGTTCTAATCCTTTTACTCCTCGCCAGTGACATCCTGGTAAATCTTTTAAATCTACAGCATCATGTGCGAATACTCTTGGCTGTTTTAGTGTTGTTCCTATTACACTCATAATTTGTTATTTTCTTATTTTTTGAATTTTTTCAGCACCTCTACTACCAAAGTATGCTACATATACTGTTATTAACAAAGCTTCTAATAATGAAACCCATCCGTTGTTTATTTCTAATACTACTGTTGAATCAAGTACTATGAAAATAGTCATAGCTAAAGTTAAATAAATAAGCGTTAGTGGTCTAGTATTTTTACTCAACCAAGAGTCGCTTGTCATATCACTTTGCCATCTATTTGAAATGTTGTTCATCTCGGCAATATCCTGATCTAATAGCTTTAAAGCCATTTCTTTATCCTTAGGTTCTATACTAGAATCACTTGATATAAGATTTTTTACAATACCTAATCCTCCTTTGTCAGGAAGAAATTCTCCTACAGTATCTAAAATAGTAGGAGCTTTTTCTTTTAAAAAAATTCCTACTTTAGTTTCTTTAAATTTCTTTTTATTTTTTCCCATAAGGAAACATTTGATTTAGCTTGTCTTTTCTTTTTCCACAGCCACATCCGCCAGGGATTTTATCTGCTAACTTTTTAATACCTGTTGCTTTAGTAAACTTCTCTATTGAGTCTCCCAAACCTTTTGATTTATTTGATTCCATTTTATTATAATATTTTCCTTTAAACATTTTTCTACTTTTTAAATGCAAGTAAAAATTCTCTTAATCCCATTCCAAATGCTATTCCTGAATATAAAGAATGAGAGTGCATAATTAATAATAGTCCAATTATACCACAAGCTACTGCTTTTGATAGTGGATGATTTATTATTTCTTTAATTGTTTCCATAATTTAATCGTTTTTACGAGCTATATTGTTATTTATTTTACCTGTGCTTTTCCAATCTTTCATACTTTGTCTAGAGATACGATCTCTTTTTAATTGCCTAAAATCTTTAGCTTTTATGTAACCAGCCATAGGACTATTACCTTGAGCTAGATTATCATCAAAAATATTTTGTTTTAATCTAATAGTTTTTCTATCATGAAACTTTATTTTCTTTTTATTTACTCTACCTTTATTAGATTTATATTGCGGTGCTTTTCCATCAGGATGCCCTATAATAGATTGAGTACCTCTTTTATCTCCATAGGTTTTTGCTTTTGTTTTTTTAACCGAAAACCCTATCATTTCGTTCATGGCTAAAGGATTTCCAGATGGATTTATTCTACCAGCAAAAGCATCATCAGCACTAGTTCCTTTTTTATAAGTTCTAATATGTGTTGATTTAAGAGGTTTATTACCCAATGTGCCAACTGTACCATCAGCGTGGTTAGGACAAAAACCAAATGGTTCAGCACAACCAGGATCTTTATATTTATTGCTTGCTGCTCTATCTACTTTACCTCTAATTCTAACTTTTTTTAAACCTTTTATACCTGAGTCTTCGTATTTAGCCTTAACAAGAGCTTGTCCTTCTTTATCTGCTCTTAAGTATTTAGATTTACTTCTATAAGTAGTTTTTGTATCGTAGCTTGAATCTTTTTTCTGACTTGCTAAAGTATTACCAGTAGTATATTCTACTTTTTTCTTTTTTCTATCTTGTACTTCATCATTCCATCTTCTAGAATCGTGGAATTTTGTTTTTATCTTTTGAGTTATATGAGTTTGATGAGGGCGACCTGTACTATAGTGAGGTACTATATTTCCGTGGCCTTCAGATTGAAACTCTTTCTTTAGTTTCCTTTTAGATAAGTTATCCTCATTCTTAACATTGTGGTAAGTTGTTTTAGTTACAACTCTTTTACCTCTTGTTTCATTTTTTTCATGAGGAACTACTTGCACTTTTCTATAAGTCAAATCTTTCCAACCTGGATCTTTGATTTTTCCTATTTTTTGAGGGATTCTAACTAGGTTTCCACGCGACATATTACGTTTATTTATCTTAGTACGAGAACCTGGTTTAAACAAGTTTTTAAAAATTCCACCTCCAAACATGACTTAATCTTTTTTGTTTCTACGTTTAGTAATCTTATTTTTTCCTTCTTTTAATTCAGGAAACTTGGAATAAACACAATTTTTTATTCCATCAGGATTAGGCGCATTGTGAGCAAGTTTAATAGCTGACTTAGCTCTTTTTAAACTATTCACAGGATACGTTCCTTTTGCAGCTCCACCAGATGGACCACAAAAAGATTTAACACCTTTGTATTTACCAGCATTAGAACTTCCTGGTTCTTCTCTTACTTCTGTTAATGTTTTTTTAGCCATCATTTATTTTTTTTTCTTATCTGTTTTTCTTATACGTAAAGGATCATACCAGTCGTATAATTGATCTACTTTTTCCTCTAAGTCTTCTATATGTTTTGTTTGCCACTCTTGTTTTAAATCATATTCCATACGTTTTATTTCAGAGGGTGGAAGTTTTTTAGCTTCTTCTATATCTGATTGAAGCGTATAATACATACCAACAAAAGTGGTTGTTATCATTATTATAGCTATTACAGTTTTTAGATCTATTTTAAATTCAGTTCCTTCAGAGATTTTCATATTCATTAGTAGCATCAAATGATGGACATGCTTTGTTAGCAAAATCCTTATGTGAGTGTATTATAGCATTAGGGTACATAGCTTTTAATGTTCTAAGTACTGCTGTTAATGCTTCTTTTTGACAATCAAGTCTAGTATCTTTCGGAGTCTTACCATCTGCTTCAACGCCTCCGCAATAGCATATTCCTATTGAATTTCGATTTTGCCCTTTGCAGTGAGCTCCGATTTTAGCTATATCTCTACCTTTGTGTATTTCTCCATATAGGTCGATATAGAAGTGGTAGCCAATATCGCTCCAGCCACGTCCTTCAACGTGCCATCTA